TTCTCGAAGAAGCTGACGGCGTGGTCGGCTTTTCGCTGGTCGAAGTAGTAGTCGAGACCCTGACTAAGCGCGTCTGCTTTTGACAAACGCGTCAAGCGGATCGGCGGGGGCAGCGGCATCCGTTACCTTGAGACTAGACCTCGCTGCCGGAGTCATGCCGAACTGCTGCTCTAACTTGAGCAGATCGCCCGGCAAACTCTTGAACAGTGACCCCTCTGCGGTCAGTTGGCTGTATCCAGTCTGCGTGACTTGCGTCATTCCGTTCTCTCGAACGTGCTTTACCACGATCATCCATTGCTCGTGGAGCAAGCAGTACCTCTCGATCGCGCTGCGATCTGCGAGGGTAAACACGCCCATCCTACTGAGCAAGTCTGTAAGCTCAAGCCATTTTTCCACGCCGACGTCGCTGAGAGTCTCAGGCGGCGTGCAGTCGGCCGGTGGCGGCTGAGGCTCATCAGTGTTGATCGGTCTCTGGCCGGGGTTGCCGCGAACGATCTTGATGGCTGTGGGGATCGGCGGGCGACCCATGTTTTAGGGGCAAAAAGCCCCTCCTGATTTTTTTGCAGCCGCTCACGGTTCGGCCCGGTGTGGGCCGGTAAGCGTAAAACGCTGGGGAAAACGATACTCCCCCGGAGTGGGCCTACTTTCGCGTCTGCATGCGAGTATGAACCTCTTGGCAAAAGCCGTAAAGTCGAATCCAGCTTTGCAAGCGACTTTTCTATATAGGGACCAAAACCAAAACCCCTCATACCCCGATTCCGCGAATTGGGGTATTACTTTTTTCTGTGTTTTCTTCGAGAAAAACAAAGGTAAAAACCCCAATACCCCAAAAACCCCATTTCTGGAGATTTTTTCAAATTGGCCCTATATAGAAGAAAAATGGGGTATTGGGGTATTGCATTAAATGAGCTACAAAGCCCACTTCTCGAAAAGGGTGTCCCCATACCCAGACTATTCAGAACTGTCTTAAATCGAGAGCTAGAGGCCTTGCTGAGTCTTCTTGAGATGGCATCTGATGCACAGAGTCTGGAGATTCTCTTCTGAGTGATTCTCAGATTGCCTAAGTGGCACAATGTGGTCAACTTGTGCTTCCCACCTATCTCCACAAACTCTCCCACAATGCCTGCATTGCCAATTGTCTCTCACTAAGACTTGAAGTCTGATAGCTTCCCATTCTGGCCCATACCTCTGAGAGAAGCTTGGGCCTTTCTTCCTGATAGGGGGCTTCTTGGGCTTGAAGAAGCCAAATCGCTCAGGCATTCTGCCACTTCGAGTAGAGATAGCAGGCCAGAATGCCTCCAATCACTCCAAAAACGATCCCGGCAGAGTCTTGTCTGCCCCCTGAGATCATGGAGTGGATCATGCCACCCAAAACAGAGCCTGCCACCCCTGTGGCAATGGTGGGAATCCAGCCCGGAGGAGTGTCACCCTTGTAGATGGCCCTCGCAATGCCACCCACAATCACTCCATAGATCAGCCAGCTAAGAATTGAGAACACGAGAGCCTCCTTGGTGCTTAGGTATGTATGGGCAGTTCAAGCATCTCATGCCACAGCACACTCCACGAGTTGCGAGTTGCTCCTTAGAGATCGGAGTTCCACTCATCGCTCATGTCTCCGATAGCCTCAGCAGCGAACATGAGAGCTTGAGCGACTATGGCTATGGCAATCGCTATGGCGGCTAGGATTTTGCTCAAATGCTCGCCGCCTCGACAAACGCCTGATCGACCTGAGCCTCAGACAGACCGAGAGCCGCCGCGAGCGGAATCAACATCGGGTGCGTCCGCTCGACATACGGAGCACCGGAGAGCGTGGCTGGGATGCTGAAGAATGGCATGTATTTGCTCCTAGAGTGTTCTGCCACGCACCGCGTCTGACGCAAATAGCATTACTGCGGCTGCACCCACTCGCCTGTCGACTCGTCCAGCGTCCAGCCCTCGCCGGGGCATGGCGGCACGAAGGCGTCAATGTCTTCGCGGTAGGTCATGCCGATGCCTGCGTAGTTGCACCTTAACCTTCCGCTGTATGACGTTTGCTTCCAACGCCTGTGCCCGGTGATCGACTCCATGAGGTCAACGCCTTTCGACTCAACCTCAACGCCGTCAACGAGAAGCACCGTGTTGGATACCACGGCTACAGACGCGACGACGTTGTTTTCGTCAAGTTCAGCGAAGTGTGCCATTAAAACGTGATGCTCCCGCTGCCCGTGAACGTGTAGACATAGTCTGTGCCAGCGTTGCTGACTGTTGGCGATCCGGTAGTCTCAATCGCTGGCGATGTGCTGCGCAGGATGACCACGCCCGATCCTCCACTGCCTCCACTGCCGCCACCGCCGCCTCGGTTCGCAGTGCCTTGCGCAGCAGATTGATTGCTGGGCGAAGTGTTGCGTCCTGAGCCGCCGCCCGCCGATGCAGACCCAGCGGTTGCCGACGAGAAGTTTGCGCCGCTGCCGCCTCCGCCGTAGCCGACTGAACTGCCTGTGATGGTGCTATTGATTCCGGCACCGCCATTGCCGCTCGCGGATGATGTGCCACTTCCGCCCGCTCCGCCTGCTCCGCCGCCGCCGCCTGTGCCGTACACGCCACTATTGGCCCCGAACCCGCCCCGAAATCCCTGCGCGACTGATCCTATGCCTGCGGCACCGCTCGCCCACGCGCCGCCACCGCTCGCGCCAAAGCCACCGGAGATGGAGCCGTCGCCGCCAGCACCCAGACCTCCCCCTAATGCAGTTAAGCCAAATGCCGTAGACGCCGTGCCAGCAGTTCCCGGCGTTGCATTGCCGGAACCATGCGCAAACGCCAGTGATCCGCCACCGCCAATAACGAAAGAGTAGCTGACGCCGGGAGTAGCCGGAAATATCCCTGTCAACACACCCCCAGCACCTCCAGCGGCAGCACGCGGCCCCGCTCCGCCGCTGCCGCCACCGCCAGCGATCAAATACTGAACAAGAACCCTCGCAGGCCACGTCAACGGCGAGAGGGCAGCACCTCGCAGTGATGTAGAGCTTGTTAGTCTGCGGCTCATGTGATCTCTACGCCGTAGGCATGGAACGATACCGTGGCAGAACTTGCGTAGACGCTAATTACATCGGTTGCCGCTAGCGTCAAGCCAAGCGTCAGTGTGATTGTGTCGTTAGCCGGGATCACAGAATCAAAGACGAGGTAATGAACTGCCGTCGCCGTTGCGCCAGCCGGTCGAATTGCAATCCTGTAAGTCGCTGACGCCGCCGCTTGGTTGCAAATCGAGATCGTTGACACAATGACGTTAGTGGAAGACGCCACTGTGTAGAGCGTTGTCAGCGTCGTCGCAGTTGGGTTGCTTTGCCCAAGAACTTTGTGAGCCTGTGGCACATTAGCCTCCCATCAGAAGGAAAGGATGAAGTGAGTCTGTTTCTGTGCCGCCGCTACTGCCGCCACCAGACACGCCGACCTCTATGTATACCCCGCCCACGAACTGATAGGCGCGAGAGCTATCGGACGCGAGGTACAGCAAATTCGCCAAACCGACTGCCGGGAACGACCCTGTGGTCGCGAACGACGCGATCGACGAGAACGTCGTCACAGACCCGGCACCATTGCGGTAGAACAGCCTGCCGTCAGCTTGATTCACGGCGAGGACGCCGTTCCCCAGCGAACTGGGCACATTGCCAGCCGTGTTGCTGTACGGGTTGCGGACGACGTTTGCCACGATCAAAAGGTTCCTGAGTCGATCGTGATATTGTCGATGCTGCCACCAGTGATGTTCACGTTGCTCGACGCCTGAGTCGCCATCGTGCCGAGGCCGAGGTTCGTGCGGGCCGTGGTCGCGTCAGTGAGATCAGAAAGGTTGCTGGCCTTGGCGAGCTTGCCGCCGATGCTGTTGCTGATCGTCGTGGAGAACGAGGCGTCTGAACCCAAAGCGGTCGCGAGTTCTGCCAGTGTGTTGAGTGCCTCTGGGGCACTCGCCACCAGATTCGCCACAGCCGTCATGACGAACGAGGTGTTCGCGATCTTCGTCGAAGAGTCGCCAGCGGTCTGATTCGGGGCGGTTGGCGAGCCGGTCAGTGCTGGAGACGCCAGAGGCGCATATGTGCTGCTCGCACTCGACTGCGAGAGGTAGGTGCTGCTCGCCGACGAGATCGTCAGGTAGGTCGTCGCCGCATTCGCCGTGGTCAGGTAGTTGGCAAGCTGCGAGGAAACGTCAACCGCAGCGACCGCCGAGGCGACATGGCTCTTCGTGGCGTATGTGCCTTCGCCGCCGATGCAGATCACGCTGGTGGCGTTGCCATCCTGCCCCAAGCCCTTGCCGTACCAAAGCTGATCCGAGACCTCGTTGTAGGCAACCTCGCCGTTCAAGAGTGTCGCGGGCGACCCCGCATTGCCTGAGACTCTACGCTTCAGCCTAAGACGATTCGCCATGATTGCTCCTTAAAAATTCTGCCCGTCGATTACGATGTCGCCTTCGGGGTAGTTTCGCCACTTGCTGTTCGAGTACCGCAGCACGTCGCCTTCGGCGACCCCGCTCAACTGCACGTCGCTCGCCGCAGAAAGTGCGTTGCCGGGAGGGCCGATCACGCCCTGCGGACCCTGCGGCCCGATGCCGCCGCCTGCCGATGCCTCGACGACTGACGAGCCCACGCTCGCGGAGATGCTCCCCGAGGCGTTGACGCTGGCCGTAATCGGCTGGGCCGAGACGCTCGCTGTGATCTGTGTCATGCGTAGACCTCCACGGTGCCACTGAGAGCCGTCCGCTGCACGCTGCCGGGAGCGACCCAGTCAAGCTGCCAGCCGTAGGTGCCAGCCGCGAGAGCGGCGGTCTGCGTGTCGGTCAGAGCAATGTTGACCTGTCCCGCCGAGGCGTCGGTGATGCTCGTCGTGAACGGCACCACGGTCGCTCCGGTGACGAGGCTTTTTACGCTCGCCGTGACGGTGTAACCGACAAGTGTCGTGCCGTCGAAGTCGATGAGTGTGGCGAAGTCATTTGAGCGACGGAACGCCAAATTCATCGTGCCCGGTAACTGGTTGTATGTGCTGCTCATCGCGTCACTCCTTCAATCGCGTACCCGATCTCACACGCGAGGTTCTTCGCGTCACGCATTAGGAAATGCCGTTGTGCTTGGCGTGAATGTGGTGCCATCGGGATAGCGGCAAATGCCCTTGGTGATTCGCAGGTCGTCGATTCTCCCCGCGAAGTACTCTCCATCTACGTTGTCGTAGCCTCTGCCTATGAAAAACTGCTCACGGGCAAGCTGCCTCGTCATTGATGTGCTGCCGACCTGCACGCCGCCTCTGTAAAGCCTTGCCGTGCCAGACTGTCGGACAAGAGCAATGTGGACCCACTCCCCCGTTGGGAACGCTACAGAGTCCCTGATCGCCGTGCCTGTTGACCCGTCCCACACGTCTAGCTTAAGACCGTTGGTTACCTCGCCACCGGACGCAGCAGAGAGAATAAGCCGTGGTGCGACAACGTTTGAGGGCGGATCGGTCGAAGCCCCCATAATAGTCCGCCACCCGTTGTTGTGGCTGTCTACAAACAACCACGCCTCCATAGTGAAGTCCGCCGTGCCAAACGCAAACTGCGGCCCTGTCATTGCAAGGTAATCGCCGCTGCCGTCAAACGTCATTGAGCCGCTGCCATACTTCGCCGACCCTGTCGCTGCGACGTTGCCATACGCTGTAATTGATGTGTTATTGGTGGAGAGATCTGTGAGGTTGCCGTCGCCGTTCAGTAGTAGCGAGACGTTTTGCCAATGCGGATCAAGCGTCCACGTTGATATCGCCGCACGCTTCCAAGTATTCGTAGCCGTCGCAACGTAGAAAAACCCGTTGTCGCCGTCATACGCTATCTGCCCCGCCGTGCCGCTTGCCGTCGCGGAGGCTGGCACGGCTGACCATGACAGGCCAGAGCCGCCACCGCTCGCGGCGACGAGTTCCCACGCATAGCCCGTCCACGAGTAGGTGCGGCCGTTCTGTGTCGATTGTTGGCCCACGCTAGGGCTACTGGGAAAGCTTAAGGGCATGTGCTATCTCCTACTTACTGAATCCACGCGGATACTGTTGTCAGTTGTTGGCCTACGTTCTCAGTCACGAGTCGCACTGTATCGCCAGCCACCACGCTCACCGGAGTGATTGAGGCACCGCTGCTAGACCACGCCAGAGTCTGGACTGTGGTGTTGTTTTTCTGCACATACAGTGCCGGGTCTGCGTCTCCAGCCTGCGCGCGACTCGCCCACGAAATACGCACAGAGCCGCTACCGCTGGCAGTAAATACTGGGTCGGCAACCCAGTTGCCTGATCCAGACCAGCCAACGGCTGATCGAACAAACGGCGAGGATTGAGTTCCAGCCCCCGACCAACTTCCAGAGCCGCTTCCAGCCGTAGCGACAGCCAGCGAGGCCGATGCAGCCGCAGGCGTAACGGCACTGCTCGCCGCCGAGTAGCTTCCTGTTCCAACGCCATTCACCGCCGACACGCGGAACACATACGCCGTGCCGTTGGTCAGCCCCGTGACGGTTGCGCTCGTCGCAGTGGACGCCGACCGAGTGAACGTCGTCCACGTTGAGCCGCTGTTGCTGCTGAACTGAACGGTGTAGTCCGTTATTGGAGTGACAGAAAGAACGGTTGGCGCAGTCCACGCGAGCGACACCTGTGCGTTGCCCGCCGTGGGAGTCACGCTCGTCGGCGCGCCGGGCGTGAACAACGCACGCAACTCAGTGTCGGTGCCGCCGCCACTCACACCAGCCTCGACGTAGGCACCCGCCCAGATGTAGGCGCGAGCCGTGTCCGTAGCGAGGTACAGCGTGCCCGATGCACCCGTCGCGGGGAATCCTGCGACTGTCGCTGCGGTGACGATGCTGCCCGAGCCGCCGCCGCCACCGCTCGCGGCGACGAGTTCCCATGTGTTGTTACCGGCGTAGCGGTACTCTCGCCCGTTTTGGGTTGAGGTCGCGTTGAGTGCTGGTGATGCTGGGAAAGAAAATGGCATGGTGGAGTGCCCTGAGTGTCAGCTTGTCGGAAATGCCGCAGTCGCCACTGAGAAGTTGCTCGTATACCGTGCTGCCGACGTGTAGCGCACGTCGTCAATGTTGCCGTCGAACCAGAACGGCGTACTGTCAGACAGCGAGCGACCGATCAGCAGTCTGTTCGATGCGAAGTTTGTTGTATTCGCAACGGGCGTGCCCGCCACGGTGCCGTTGATAAACAGCCGCAGCGTCCCGCTCGCGCGGCATAGGGCAACGTGGTGCCATTGGCCTGTAGACAGGGCTGCCCCCGTTATCAGCGAAGTTGCAGACGACGACGCAACCACTACGGTGCTGCTGCTATTGAGGTAGACGCCGTACCCTGCGACTTGAGTTTCTCGCGCCTCGAACACATAGTTCGCTTCTGCCGACAAAAATGCTGGCCGCGCCCACGCCTCAATAGTGAAGTCGCCTGTGCCCGGGACGATGTAGTTGAACCCGTCCACGACTTGCAAATAGTCGGAGTTGCCGTCGAGAAACAAACAACCTGCGCCGAACTTTGGCGAACTGCTGGCAATCGCTGCACTGCCGAAAGCCGTAACAGTGCTGCCTTGGCCCGAGCGGTAGTCGTAGGTGTTGGCGTCCAGCGGCAAGAGCAGACGAACGCTCGACCAGAGCGGGTCTGTCGTGCCGCCCGCGCCACCACCGCCGACCGCAGCAACTGCACCGGGGCCGACCTCGACATATACGCCAGACGCATCAAATCTGAAAACGCGGTTGGCATCAGTGGCGATATACAGAGTGCTGCTGGCCCCCGTCGCCGGGAAGCCCGCCGCCGTGGCCGACTCGACGATGTTAGTGCCACCCGCCGCAGTCCACTGCCCATCCCCTCGCAGGAACGTCGATGCTGACGCGGTGCCGGAACTGCCAAGCTGGGCGAGCGTGATGACACCCGTGCGGCCCGACACGCTGGTGACGGGGCCGTACTTCGCAGCCTCGGCGGCGAAGTCGCTGATCGTCGATGCCGTCTGGGTGCCAGTGTGATTTGCCCTCGCCGTTGCGTCTGTGTTTGGGACGTTGTCGAGACCCACGTCGCTTTTCGTGATCGAGATCGAGCCCGTGCGGCCCGAAACGCTCTGAACTGGTGCTGCTGCTGCGGCACGTGCAGTCGTGTGGTAGAGATTCGTCCCTTCAGGCACGTCAGTCGTCGTGCCGGGGGATGGAGAAATCTCAACGTAGCCAGTCCCTGACCATCGGTAGATTTTCCGCGTATCGATCGCCGTGTAAATCTTGCCAACATCATTCGTTGCCGGGAAGGCACTGAGAGTCGCGTACTCGATAATGTCGTCGACAAAGCCCGGTAACATTGACGACGGTACGGCTCCGTTTACGAGCGTGGCGTAGCTCCCGGCAGGCTGCTTCGAGTCCAGTGCCGCCTGCAAGTTCGCGACGTCGCTTACGGCGTGAGTGTGGGCGGATGGGCTGAACGTGAGTGGCACCCCAGTCAACGAACCGAATGAAATGGCTGGGACTGAATGCACGTGGTCAGCACGTGCGGCTTTTAGGGCCGAACCAACGCTCGCTATTCCAAGTGGCTGAGGAGTCTCGTCGGCGAGGTTTGCAGTGGCGTCCGCACCGCGAGGAATGGTGAAGTTCAAGGTCACCGTGCCACCGGCTGTGACCGTCTCGACCTTCGCGTTTGTGCCGGATGCGCCAGTCGTCACTCCGCCCACTTGGACGCTCATGAACGGACCGACTTCGCCCTGAATTCCCTGCGGCCCGCGAGGCACTACAAAAGAGATGACTTGCGACGGTGCCGTCCCGGTTATCGAGATCGACGCGGTAGTCGCCGAAGTCGTCTCAACACTGCCCACAGACAGGACATTGACAGGACCGGCTGGTCCCACGACTCCCTGAATGCCCTGACTTCCGGTCTCGCCTTGGGGGAGGACGAGATTCAGAGTCTGAGTCGCTGTTCCGTTCGCCACAGTCTGGGCACTGATGGTCGCGGAAGCTGCCGTACCAGAAGTGACCGTGCCCACGACGAGTCTGTTCGTAGGGCCGACTGGTCCCACGCTTCCCGTCTGACCCTGCGGACCCACAGCACCGCCCTGCGAGTACAGAAGCTCGATCGGAGCAGGAGGCGTGATGTTGACGATGACGTCGCTCATGTCACGCGTCCCCCGGCGTCAGCTTGCCAGACAGAACGGTACGAGTCACAACGCCCGGACCGACCCATCGAAAGTACCAACGAAGCGTGTCGGTGGTGCTGAGAGCGGCGGTCTGATTCTCTTGGAGAGACAGGTTGAGTCTCCCGGTAGTGAGATCGATCGGAGTGATCGTGAACTGAGCGACCTCTTGAGTCCCTGTGATCACGCCGTTAACGACGCTCGTGACTTTGTAGATCGACGACGAGAACGTGTAGCCAGTCAGGTTGATATCCGCGTCCACGGTGAACCAGAATTCGTCCCCTCTTATGAAGGAAAGATTTAAGTTCTGCGGCAGTAATGCGTAGTCAGCCAATTCACTTCTCCGTCGCGAATGAGGCGTAGGCGACAGTCACTGCGGCAGCAGCCTTCGGAGCCTCGACGTTCATCGCGTGAGGGTCCGCAGACAGAGACGTCAAGATTGCGGCGATCCAAGACCATAGCGAGGTCATTTCGATACCTCCACGTGCTGCCGTTGAACGTCCAGACACCACGCCGCAGCTACGAACAGAGAAAACGGAGCGATGACAAGCGCGACCACGTAAGTCCACCACGGAACCGGGAAGCGAAACTCTTGGTTTCTGATGCTGTAGATGTTCTCTTTCACGTCACCACCCCTGACCGTGGTTCAAGACTTGATGTCCCTCGGAGTCGATGCGGGCGTGAACGATGTTTGCCTCTTGCGGCGGTCGCTCGGCGACCATCATCACCCAGAGAAACGTCTTCGCGACTCGTGCGACGAAGCGTAGAACGGGGCGGCGTGGCTCTGTCTCAGGCCTGATCGGAGACGCTGGCGACGACGCGAGCCACCAGCCGATGGCGAGACAGACGAGACCAGCGATCAACACGTTGCGGTCACTTACTTTCATCGTTCGCTCCCGGTTGCAGCCATCCGCCGTGATCCAAGTCTCGATACGCGAATCCACTCACCCCGCCGATCGCGAATGAATCGCCTTGGGCGAGGATCGCCTCGACGTCTTTGCGTTCAGCCCAGAAGCTTCCGTCTGGCTGATCGGCGGGAAGCTTTCCGCCGACGACCCACCGGGTGCCCCAAGAATTGATAATGAGCGCACAGTCGCGGGGACGCTTCATGCCGTTCTCGGGGGCATTGGCGGCGTGACGAATTCCTGCTATGAGCATGCAGTGCGACCACTGCGACCCCCTTGGAAGCAGGCCGTCCTCATCCCTGACGTTCGTCGCAGCGAAGCCGACGTTCGAGCAGATCGGGACGCAATAACCTGACTCAAGTGCCGCGCTAAGTTCCTCCCACGTGGAGACTTGGGCGACTGCTTTTGCAGTGTGCTTGTTCGCCTCCTTCGCGAGATCGAGCGGCACTCCAGAGTTTCCCCACTCGCGCGATCGCGGAATCGAGTAGTTGGTCAGGTCAGTGCTTCCGTACTTTTGCTTGTACAGAATCCCGCCTATGCCCGTCTGCTTGCACTTGCCAGCGACCCACCTCGCCGCAGCCGCGCCGTAGCTGCCGTCTGAGAATCCCGCGTTTCCATTCACGGGAGGCATTCTTCCGGCTGTTCGACTTCCGCCGTAAATTCCGGACGTGTCGCATTCAAGTGGTGCATTCGGCAGCGAGCCCGTCGCGTAATCAACGCTCTGGCCGATGTACGCTCCGAGTCCCCACCCAAAGCTCACGCACGTGCCAGCAGAGCCCTGATTCCAAGCCTCAAACGGCGTTCCGTAGACCTTGCGATGAGCCTGATCCGCGTACCGATAAAGGTACACATCCTTGCCCTTCGCCTTCTTCACGGCGTCGGCACCAGCCTGAGCAAAAGTCGGCTCCTTGAGTTCACCGAGGAACTCTTTCAGGCCAGCCGGATTAGGCTGGTAACCGAAGTTGTTCTCAATGTGATTCGCCAGACGGAACGTCGCCAGTTGAACGAGCGCGCCGATGAACGACACGACGATCACTGTGACGAGAGCCGAAACTGTGATCCTACTTCGCGGCATCAGAACAAGCCCTTGAGATGTCCTTCATGGCGGCGACCCACTTGGCTCGCTCCGCAGGCGTTACAGGTCCGCCAGACGTCCCGACGGTCTCGTCGAGGTAAGAGTGAATCGCTTCCTTGACCTTCGGCTGACGGGCACCGAGGCTCTCGCCACGCATCCGGGCCTCACGAGCAGCGATCCTGAGATCGTCGAACGCGACGCCTGTCTTCAGGCGAGGATCAGGCAGCGTCCCGTCGTACTCGATGCAGTCGCCGATCTCTGCGGTGAGGGCGGAAAGCATGGAGGCGTCGCTCGAAGAGTTGGGGCCGACGAAGAGGCCGCGAAGGACTAGGCCTGTCGGAGGCACTGGCCCCGGATTCGGACCTGAATCGTCGCGTCCGAGTGAAGCCACCCACACGATCAACGCGAGTGCTACGAGGCACCCCGCTGCGATCTGCCGTTGAAGAGTCGTCATTCCTTGTCGCTCCCAGCCACGAGACATAACGTGAGTTCATTGATCGCCGCCTTCGCCTTGTCGTCGAGCGTGTCGGTCGCGATCAGGCGGCTCCGGACTGCGGCAAGACTCTCGATCGCACTGCGGTAGCTCGGTGCCTTCGGCGGCTGCGGGATCGCAGGCACGTCGATCGACGGCAGCGGGACAGGCTTCGCGGTGGCAGGCACAGAAGCCTTCGACTCGGGCCACAGAAGGAGAGCCACGGCTGCGGCGATGATGAGCAGGAAAATCACTTGGAAGCCCTCACGATCGGGATAAGAGACTCGACAACGCCGCCTGCCGCGAGCAGAACGATCGCTCGAAACGTCGGACGGGAAACAATCCAGAAAGGCGTGAAATAGATCGGCACACACTTGTCGGAGACGGCGTCAAACAAGGTCGCGACAGCCGCTACAGCCCAGATTTTCTTCTGCTCGCCGTCGGCCGGGATCGAGTCGAGTGCCGACACGACAAGTCTCAGGAGCGACGTCGCCAGTTCAGCGAAGTCCGCCACGCTCAAGCCGTCCGAGGCAAGCTCTTTGGCTCGCTGCACGTAGGCCTTCACCTTCTCGGAAAGCCCCGGAGCCTCGTTCGCAGCGGTGATGGCGGAGTCGGCGACCATTACTCGTCACCTCCGAGACCAGCCCACGCGATGCGGTCGAGGGAAGAGACAAGCCGCCGACGCACGTCAGGGGTGACTTTCCCGCCGCAAGGCTCCAGAGACAGGGCAACCTCCCTGTCGATTGCCGCAATCAGGTCCGGATAGATGCCGGGGCAGACGGTCGAGAGGCCAGACCAGATGAATCTCTGGATCGATCGATGGATTTTTACCCAGTCTGCGAGCGTAACGATCGTGGGATCATCGACGAGACCGTCGGCCTTCACGACGTCCCGCGTTGATTCGTAGATAGACTTGAGCCAGAGCCTGTCGGAGATCAGCATCCCCGACAAAACTCGCTCAAGAGTGGCCGTTTTCAGCGTCATTCGCGGTCGCCCAGCGGAGAAAGTCAGCACCCTCTTGGGTGCAGAGAATCGCAAAAATACGGGTTTTTAGGCCCGTTTCGATCGTGGTCTCGGCCGTGTGTTCAAGCCACTCCACCGCCTCGGCGAACACTTGAGCCCGTGCCCGGTCGTCGCCAGCAGCGAGAAAAAGCCTCGCGTAAACGTGGAGTTGGCCCATACGTTTTCAGCCTAGCAACCGACAGCGATCACCCTGAAGTATCGATCAGGCCTTCGAGAAAGGTTTGCGGACCGGACTCGTCGTCGTCCGAAAAGCGGAACAGGCTCTCGGGAACGACAGGAGCCTCGTATGGGACGTGCTTCACGACGCCCCCGACTCGACGACGCTCGCGTTCTTCGTCCGTCCAACCCGCCTGAAATTCGAGGCACTTCTGCCTGATCTCGTCCTCGCTCGGCAAGTAGGCCTTCCTGTGGCCGGTCTTCGACCCGTGCCAACTCTCGCGTCTCGCGAGGCCAAGCTGTTTGCGGGTCGTGTCGCAGCGGTCAGCGGATATCTTCAGCGTCTGGCTGATGATCCGGGTCGGCGTCCCTGCGGTCCACATCGCCGCAAACGTCGCCGTGCAAATTGTCGTCGTCGATCGAGCCATTGGGCATCCTTGCCCCCTCCGGAATCCAGAAAGAAACGCATCGCATTGACGGGTTCAGGAAGAACTCGCCCCCCATAGATCGGTGAAACGGCACATGCTCGCAGTCGTCGCCAGAGTAAACGCCCATCAGGAAGCTCTTCTCGCGATAGACAGCAAGCTGGCCGAAGGCGGAGTTCACCTTCACGGGCGGTGACCCGACAGGCGGGTGCCAGAGGTGGAACCAGAGCATGTCCTGACGCTCTTTCCATCCCGTCCAGCGGCACGCCCAAGCGTCGTAGTGGCACAGAGTCGGCCTCGACCAGACCGGCGGACCCCATTCGCACCAAGAGTAGCTCGCCATGCCTGACGTCCAGAGATGATCGCGAGTCTCCATCCGTCCGATCGTGTTCAAGATTCCGCCGACGCTGAAGCCTCCCCACGGGTCCGTGTCGAACACGATCACGTAGTCGAAGTCCATTGAGTTGCCGTCGACCCACTTGCGACACGCGTTGCGGTACTCTGCCAGAGCCATCGTCCGCGAGGCGTGCTTCGTCGAGTTCAGGTGAGGCCTGCCGTTGTCCCGAAGCGAGCAGAACGTGCGCTCGCCGTCCGACCACTGGTACAGAAAATCTTTCGTGCCGTCGGTCGAGTCGTTCTCGTAGACGAACACCCGGTAGTCGTCGAAGCACTCGCCCGCCGCCTGCACGTACTGCATCGTGAACGGCAGGAACGGCATCGCGTTGCGGCAGATCGCCACAAACGCGACCCTGAGAGACTTGGCCTTCTCTAGGCCGACGTCGGCAAACTCGCCGTAGTAGTTGGCGAACTCCTCGTCAGGTGGCAGCAACAGGTCCGGGTGATGCTGCTCTATTTCCCGTAGCGATATAGTCGCCATTCGTACTCCCATTCCCCATCAGCACGAGGCCACTCGTGGCAGAGAACTTCTCCGCTCGTGTGCATCGTCGTGAGGTGCGGATAACCAAAGAATCCAGACGCCGCCGGGCGGTCGGTAGGTCGGTCGTCTAGCTCGTGAACGTGAGTCGTCTTGATAGACAGTGCGGGGTCGATCACCTCAACACCGCCCATGCACGCCCAGCCAGCGATGACTTGATCACACCCCATGACAGCGAGCGGTATGTCGATCGTCAGAGGGGGCAGCGAGCCTGCCATAAACGCCCACGAGTCCTGCGATCCGCTGAAGAATTTGTCTTCAGACTGGTGACCTATGAATCGTGGGCCGTAGTGGGTATCCCATCGGGTCAACGCCACGAGCCTGCCAGCCCTCTTCAGGCCTTTCAGCATATAGGCCGTGGCGTTGAACGTGATGTCGCTGTTCGCGATCGCACACCACTTGCCGCGATACTTGGAAAGGCAGTGTTCGTGTAGCTCGCTGAAGGAGATTGTCCGATCGCCAGCGTCAAGATACTCGACTCGATCGAACAGTCCTGAAGTCTCGTTGTGCAGCCTTACCTTCTGAAGCTCTTGTTTCCGATGCTCAGACTGTGGATTGTAAGACTGCGAGACGAGGATCATTCGCCGATTGCCCAGCAGTGACCGGGATGGGCGACGAGCGGGTGTGGGATTCGAGTGACACGCTTGCCAAGGCGGGCAAGCTCACGCTCGACGTCGCTAAACGTGTCGTGGCACTCGACGAGGAAGACGGACCGCTGCCACTTCAGCACGTCCACGCAGCCCTGCAACGCAAGCACCTCGCCGCCCTCGATGTCGATCTTCACGAAGTCGGCACCGTTGCCGCACGCGTCGTCAAGAGAGAAGCACGAGACGGTCTTCTCCTCGACGACAGGTACTGGAGCCATGCCCTCGCCGCCGATCGGATGCACTTCGAGGATCGAGTTATGCCCGGACGAGGACCGAACGAAGAACGGCGTCTCGCCAGTCTGATCCGACACAGCAGCCCTGACGACAGTGAGGTTCTCGATCGTCGGAATCTGAGAGTAGTTTCGCTCGTCTGGCTCGAAGGCCAGCACCTCGTCAAACATCTCGCAAAGCGGGACAGCCCACGTGCCTACGTTCGCACCAACGTCAACCGCCAGAGACTTGGAGGCTAGTCCGTTGATCGCATTCAGCACGGGATCAGTGAGCCAAAATTCGATGTTCACAGTGAGTTCCTTGAGAATGACGGTGCTTCGGTGAAGAGACTAACTACCAGACGTCCCCGGCCCGCCTCGCTTCGCCCGCGAAGGTCTCTTCTTGCTCGCTCCTCTGGGCTCCACGTCCTGCGAATCGCGGCTGCTCGTCTTTCTATCTGTTCTGGCGTGGGGTCGAGATGCGATGCCTTTTCGGGTCTTGGGCCGAGATCGATTTTTCGAGCGATGCTGCGGACCGTCGTCTCCGACAGTTTTAGATGCTTCGCAATGTCCGCCACCCGCGACACCGTCCAGTGGGACTGGAGGTACTGAAACGTCGCCTCCGCGCGCCTCTGCGTCAGGTCGAGTCGACTCTTGATGTACTTGACTTTCTTTTCCACCGAAAAACCTCCTGAAAAAGTCGAAAATCATGAATGCTCCGCAAGATGTTCCAGAGTGGCCCACCGCCGCTCCACCTACCCGATGAAGCGACGGCGGGACCACCGGAGGGGACGGTGTTTAGTGCGAGAACTGCTGCACCCAGTAGATTTTTCCGTCGCGGCCAACGAAGCCAGCGACTCCGATTCGAGTGCTGCTGCGGCTCATGATGTTCGCCCGGTGGCCGGGACTGTTCAGCCACGTGCGAACCACAGCCACAGCGTGAGGCTGGCCTGTAGCGATGTTTTCCGTCGCACCGTTTGAATGTGCGAAGAAACCCTCGTTCGCCATGCGAGCCGCGTGACGACGAGCCCGGCCCATCAGTCGGCAGTCGACGACAAGAGGCGGAAGACCGGCCTCAGCACGAGCAGAGTTCGTCTCGGCGACGACCTGCGACTCAGCCTCAGTCAGATTTGTGCAATCGCCACCGCCCATCAACGCAATCAACAGCAAGAGAAACATATAGCCCTCCTTGGCTTTAAGAATTCTGGACCCACTCCTTACCACGACGCTCGTACAGACGAACGTCCCTACAACCCAACGCAGTCGCTATTGAAACGCACTGCGGTGAGAAGACTGCCAGTGTTTCGCGTGGATCGATGGAGCAGTCGGCGATAAGCAGACTCGCTGCCGCGCGAGCAAGGCCGCGACGACGACAGGCGGGATTGGTGAATCCCTCCAGCGTCTGCATACCTCGCCAGTAGTGCGTCGCCGTCCATGCCGCTACTCGCTCCTGATCCGTCCTCACGATCGCCACCGGAGTGGTCGAAGTCTTTTCCTTGACCTCGACCTGAAACTCCGACTTCGGCCATGTGAGCCTCGTGATGATGCACTCGGCATCGATGAGGCTCAGTTGTCCGACGGTCGTCGTGAATGCTCGCATAAGGTAACCGCTTCCGTACTATCGTCAAGGGGTTTTTTTCTTGATCGGGACGAGTTTTTTGACGCCGTCGACGATCTGCCATTCCCAGTGTTTGGGTGGCTTATTCGGCGGCTCTGGAGGCCAAGTCTCACGTGTTGTTATTGACCCCACGGCGTGCCCTCCGTGAACTGTTCGAGAGGTATGTGACAGACGGGCTCGATGTCGGCCGGGTCTCGTGTCTGGGCGGTCCTGCCGCCGTACTTGATCCAATCAGGCGAAGTCTTGCAGAGGTTCGCACTCTTGATGACGCCGCAAGAGTCGGCCACGACGAAGTGCGTGTCGATGCCGGTCGAGGCCTTCAGCCCAGCCGCTGCCCGCAGCTTCAGGACGGAAATCATGACGTCCGGATACTGCCCCCACGTCATGCCGGGCCTGCACTTGATCTCCAGCCACGCCACGAGCTTGCCGTCCACGGAGACCATCGAGTCGACGCCGTAGCTGAGCGGCACCTTGTTGACTTCGGCAGAGAAGGTCTGAGCCACGTAGCTGCGGACCGCAGCCTCGTTGCTTAGATCGGCCTCTGTCTCATACATCGTTCGCATCGAGAATCCTTTCTGCCTCAGCCCTGCTCGTGACCACTTCCGCGACGGCTCCGCCGATCTCGCGTATCTCTTTCATCCTCTGCACTTGAAGCGGGCGAGACTTCTTGCCCGGCTGCTTCACTTCGAGGAACACCGCTCGTCCATGCTTCACTGTCAACAAGTCTGGAACTCCAGCCATCTGCATCGGCCCGCCAGCAATCTTGAACGTCCACCACCCCTTCGCTTTCGCGAGCGTCACAATCGACCTCGTGATGGTGGTTTCGAGTGTCATTTCAGTAAGTGCCACGCGTTGTGCCATCGCGATCCGGGGTGATGAAAAACGGCGTGTGCCGAAAGATTCAGGTCGCTCACTGGGACCACCCAAAACGACTTACTTGCGATGCTGACAAACACAAACGCGTCGATCTCATGGTTTGCATAGACGCCACCAGTCCTCGACCGCCGAATCTTGAACTTGTGTGCTTTAGTTCGCGGTGATGGCTTGTGATCTCGCACTGACTTCACCTGAACGCGACACGCTTTCTGACCAAACACAGCCACGATGTCGACGCCGACGTCGCACTCTGGTCGAGTTGCAGATATGCCGTGCAAAAGCATCTCCGCCGACGCGAGCAGCCGACCGACCTCTCCTAACGCCGTGTCTGAGACAGGCATTCCTTTGCCCCCTCAATTGCCCAGCCGTTAAAGCAACGCTGGCATTTGCCGCAGACGCCTGCGATATCTTCGTTTGCATTGAGCGGGCAGTCGTTTCCGTACAATTCCCCGCCTTTTGGATCGTAGCCGTCGCGGAAGATCACCGGCGCGACCATCGGGTCTGGCGGAGTCTCGCCCTTATCGCACTGGTAAGACCAAAACCATTGCAGCCCGGCCGGGGCAAGGCTCTGCATCTCTTCGAGACGATCCCATGACGTCTTGTCGACCGAGAAATGCACGTAGACGTTCGAGGCAGGCTCGATCGCCGCCGCCAGCTTGGGCTTCCTACTCACGATCCACTGCGGGATCGTCGGCATGAGCGGCGCGGCCCGGTTGATGCAGTCGACGCTCTCGGCGAACAAGTCTCCGCCGCCGTTCCAGCGAACGAAGTCGAGCTTCAGTCGACGAGTCCAGTCGGCGATAATCACAGCCATGTGCGTCGGCGAGGCTTTGATCGAGTTCATGAGGCGGTGCTGCTTCTTGAGAGAAGCCGTCCAAGTGGATGGCCCCTTCGCGAAGTAGCACGTCTCGGCACAGACGATCGTCGGCGTGCAACTGTTGATGATCGGGAAATTCAGGGAGTGGCCGGTGACCTTGTTCGACGAAAACGGGGACTCGAACTCGTTGAGGAGGTCGGTGTATGCGATGTGTTTTTTGGCGAGGGATTTTACGGACATGAGGCTTCCTTGCCTTTAGCGAGGCTTCCAGCGAGTCGAGTTACAGGCAGCAGCCCACAACTCATCTATCTCATCCCAATGCAGCGGCAATTCGCCGAAGCATCCCCCGTCGTACCCGCCAGAAATTCTGTCCGAAAATGCAATGCCGGAATGACAAAATCCAATAGAACCCTTTCCTGCCTCCCACCTCCCCAGCACAGCTTCATCCCATAAAAAATCAGGAGCCGAAGCCTCATCGTAATGATTAACTTCTCTCAGCCAGCCCAAACGAAACCAATAGTCTTCACTACCGAGTTCCGGTCCAAGCTCACCAAGAATCAAAACTTCATTCCTGCAACCGCTGGCGTCTATCTTCTCAGCAACGTCAGTAGGGAAATCGATTACAGGCTTCACCTCGACATAGACGCAATCTGCTCCATAAATGGCGAAGTCAGGAATCCATCCGTTGAAGTCTGCTGGCTCATACCTCCACTTCCACCCCAGAAGGTCGAAGAAGCACGCCCACTTGGCTTCAAGGCGCGAACGAAACAAGATGCCCTTGTACTTTGTCTCAATTGCTTTTATTTCGTATTGCACAAGAACCCTCGTAAATCTCGTCCATGCGTTTCCTCCAAGGGAAACTTCTGGCTTTGAGGTAAAAAGCGTCAGCAGGCTCCACAAAATCTTCCTCGGTGAGAGAGAGCCACTCTTCGAGATCAGAACGATCTATAGTCCGATCTGACAGCGTCAGACTGTCTGTTAGTTGACCAACGCATGGCGACTCCGGGTAATACAAATCGATTACCATCGCGTAGAAGTAAAACGGAGACCCAATCAGAAGGATTGTTTTATCTCTGTTCAACGCCCTAGAAACCGCTTCGCGTATTTTGTTCTGCTGCTCAGGCGAACGCTCGTCGCACATGCTGGCGATAACAACCCGCATGTACCGCCTTTGTCCTGTGAGCATCGAACACATACTGAAATCTGCCCCTTGGCAAAGTTTTTTGTCTGCGATGTATTCGACCGCAGAAAAACAATCTGCGTGCTGAAGGGCTTGGCCCCAGTCTTTGTGCAGGTGGTTTCTATACGAAACACCAGAACTCACGACCCTTTGCTCGTCAAAAAATTCCTGATTTACAGCAAGCGGAGGCACAAGAACTTTGTCTCGCTTCCCTGAGTTGCACCTCCTACAGGCCGTCGCAAAATTGTCTTGTGAGTCAATGCCTCCACGGGCAAATGGGTCTACGTGGTCTATAACAAGCTCCTCGCAGGAGCCGCAGTAGATGCACTTAAAACCATCCCTGCGAAAAACATCCCAACGAGTCTTCGACGAAATGCCCGCTCTTTTTCGCTTGTCTGACTTCATGCGGTCATCCTCACGTAAATCGGCCCATTCGGCCCCACGTAACAACCAAGGGTGTTAAACGACAGGTACTCTTCAGCACCCTCGTGAGTCATGCCATCACGCTCGACGAGAATGTCGACGCACCTCTGCACGTCATACACAGCGACGTGAGCGTGGTGGTGATTGACGGTGTAGCCAACGAAAGCCTTTTCGAGGCCGTCGGCGAGCAGGGCTTCAGGGTTGATTTCTGCTAGGTCGTCCATCATGTGTATGGGCCTCGTAACGTGAGGCAGACGATCGAGTCACAAGCGGAAAAGAGCTAAACACTCGCCTCGACAGCCGGGGTTATCAGCCAACACCGGCTTGGCTACCAACGGTGCCGTGATATGCAGCACCTGACGGACATGGTGGTCCGATGATTCGGAACTCTTGGCACCCGCACTTCTCGCACGGTGCGTTGGACGTCTTCTCCGCGTTGCAGCGGTTGCAAAGTCGCTTCACGTGCGATCCGCCAGATAGTTGTCGAGGCCAATCTGGTCGATCACGAGACGCGTGGCCTCGATCTCTGCCATGCCGTCTTCGCTGCCCTTCAGGAGGTCGGCGAAGATCGCCGCAGTCTCGGCGTCACCCAGTTCAACGCAGAGAAGGTATCCAGACCGTTCTGTGTTGGCCGTCGTGGTCTCGAACACGTAGTTCACTTCGAGGATTCCCTCGAAGTCATGACGGGGCCACAGCGGCTGCTCGAACTCGTAGGTGGGCTGGGAGTCGAAGAACTCCAGACGGTCGATCAGCTTCTTCGCGTGGTCACGCTCCTCAACCGCGTAGTCCTGAAACGCCACGCCAAGCTGGGAATATCCCCATCGTGCGAAGTGAGACGCCTGAGTCTCGTAGGCCGCGATTTGCGTCCAGTGATTCCTGAGAGAGGCCTGAAGAGCGTCAACGACGCCGGGCAGAGGCTTGGGCATATCAACTCCTTTTGAGATGCGGTGTGGGGGTGAGTATCCGTACTATTCAATGACTGTCAAGCCATTTTTTCGCGGCGTCTTTGACAGCCTGTCTCTTCGACACGACAGGCAGAGACTCGATGTAGGCCCGGCCACCGGCAGCAGCGATCTCGTCGAAAGTCTTGCCGCTAAAGAGACCGTCTCGCATGACAAACGCGTCCGGGGCTTGCTTGCGATCCTCTTTGTCGAGCAGGCCGGGGATCGGGTCCACGAGCCACGAGTGCAGACACCACCAGCCGCACATTACGAGCCACTTCGTGCCACGGACGTCAATCAGGTCGAGAGTCGTCAGCCCGCAGCGGTCGCACGAGTAGTGACCCTCGATGCTGGCGAGGTAGCCGGGCTGGGCCAACTCAACGTCAGGCTCTCGCCGGTAGGTCGTGACGTGCTGCGGCTCGGGCTGCTTCTTCTTGCCCTTCTTCTTCTTTTTGCCGTCCTCGTCCTCGATCGGAGACGTGTCGAAAAGCTGGTTCATGCGGGAATCTCCATCGCAAACTTGCCGCCGTCGTTGACGATCCACAAGTCTTTCCGGGCACGAGTCACGGCCACGTAGTTCACGCGGCACTCCTCGTCGTGGATGTCGTCGACCTCCTGACGACCTCGCTCCACGGCAGGGCTTGAGATCGTCGAGAGAATCACCGTGTCCCCCTCGCACCCTTTGGCACTGTGGATCGTTGACAGGCGGACCTTCGGATTGCAGGCAGTGTCCGGGCCAAACCTCTTCGCAGCCTCGACCCAGCGGCTTGCCTTCTTCGAGTGAGACTTGTCGAGGTACTCGTGCCAGCTACCGTTGCGGATCAGGCCAGCGAACGCCTCCGTCGCTCCGGCGAGAGTCAGGTGCTCGTCGGTCGGAAGGATCACGTCCACGTTGGAACGGAGCCCCTTCTTCCACGCTGCCTTTTCGCCACGAACAAGCAACTGGCCGAGCCTGACGTCTTCCGCAGGGATCATCGCGATCGCGTTGGCCCAGTCGTCGTGGTGGACGGGCTTGCCATGCTGGAGAGACCACAAGCAACTGTATCCAGACATTTCCGAGGCACTGCCGACTCTGTCGATCCACGTGTACGGAACGTGCTTGCTCTTGAGGATGTCTTCGTACTCGCTCAGTGCGAATCCGCATCGGCCAAGGATCAGCACAGACTCGTCTGGCTTTATGGCATCGATCGCCTGCCGTGCCTGAGAGACTCGCCTGACACGCCCAGTGTGTTCCGCAGGCTGAATCCGCCTATCGCGGTAGCCGTGACGCATACGGCGGATACAACGCTCGCCAAGCTCCATCACGACAGGCGGGCATCGGTAAGAGCGTGGCATGATAAACTCCTCCGCCTCCCAGTTCAGGAAGAGCCGATAGTCAGAGCCGTTGAATGAGTAGATGCTCTGGTACGCGTCACCGCTCAGGAAGACTCGCTCGATCGACGGACTCTCAGCAAGACGGCGGCAGACGCGATCGACCAGCACCGACGAGTCCTGAGCCTCGTCGATCGCCAGAGCCTTTATGCCAGCCGGGACTTCGCCCTCGGGCAGGGTTTCCTCCGGGCCGTCGATGGTGAACCTGATCCCTGCAAACTTCGCAATGATGTCGGTGTAGTCGAGCCGACCCTGCCTCCGCTTGGCTGTTTCGTACTTCTCGATGTACCTCGCGACTGCGTGCGAGTCTGGCACGTGTTCTCCTGCCGCAGCCCAGCGTCGCAGGACTGCCTTCAGGCTGGTCATGTTGGCTCGTGCCAAGTCCCACGCGGCGAGGGCGCGGGTCAGAGTGTTGTCGCTCTCGCCAGACACGAAGCTGACCTCACGGCTTCGAGCGTCGTACCGAGTGGCGACCTTCCCTCCGACGACTTCGCCAATCCACTCGGCCCCTTCCGATCCTTGGAGAAGCTGCCCCTCCTCGACGTGGCACTGACGGTGAGAGATCGAGTGGGCGGTCCGGAACCACCCATGCTTGGTCAGCGACTCCGGGTCGCAGCCCCACTCCGCCGCAGCCCGCTCCGATAGCTCCTGCCTGCCCGCACGGGTGAATGTGCAAAGAGCTATCTCGTCGATCGACAAACTAAACTCTCGCTTCGTCTCGCTGAGCCGATCGAGGATCAGCCGGGTCTTTCCGGTGCCCGGACCGCCAATATGCCTCTCTACCTTGCCCATCTTCTCCATCTCCTTGGTAAGTCATACCTCCGCAACCCCGACATGATTCGCTCGGGGTATTGCACTATATAAGACACAAATCCTTATCTGGTTTGGGGTTACATTCCGCACTTTGACGTGTAATACCCCATACCTCATATTTTCGATTTAAAAAATGAAACCTCCCTATATAGAGAGATCGCGATCAAGCCCCGGTGAGTTGGTCGAGCGCGTTGATATGGGCGTCGGTCCAGACCTTGAACTTGCCCAGACTCTCGCCGTTGTGGTGGAAGCCCGCCTCCTTGAAGTCCTTCTCGCCTGTGACTTCGAGGATTTTCCTCTTCAGGGTCCGCTCCTGCTCGACCGTGATCGGCACGGAGACGGTCCGCCACGCAGCCCTGAGCATTTCCTGCCACTTGAAGTACAGGAGCCAGCTTCCGCCCTTCTTGATCCACTTTGGCGTGCCGTCGGCACACGGAGGGTCGTTCTCGTCGTCGTCTGACCGGCTGAACGGCCTCAGATAGCCTCTCAGGATGGCTGCGTGCTGGCTCCAGATGCAGGAGTCGAGCGAAGGCGTCTCGACCTCGGCGTCTTGGATCAGCCTCGCCCGGAGCGAGACCACGTTCCTCCAGCCGTCTCCGTCGCGAACCCGCCCTCCCATCCAAAGAAGCTTCCACGCGTCCGAGTACGGCACCATCATGTCGATGTTCGTGCTGGCAGACAGGATGAGCGATGACACGACGACAGGGTTGTAGATTTGAGTCTCGTTCATCGAGACGCTGACAACACGCCCCTCGTGAGGGAACGTGAGACGGTACTCGACAGGATCGGAGCGGATGATCGTGAGCGACCACGTCCCGGCATCCCACTCGCGGCTCTCTAAGTTCCACTCCAGACCGTAGGCCTCGAACGGACGTTCGCGGTTATTGCGACGCTCCTCGGCACGCATCCGGTAATACTCGAACTGGTCTGCGGCGATCCGCATGACCTCTTCAGGAGCCTTTGGCGAGGGCAGAGACCTGTTCTGGGCGAGCAGGAGGTTCGTGACGATGGTGCGATCCTCGGGCAAGTGCCTCTTCAGGTTGCCGCACAGCCACGAGGCGACGCCGACCAAGTATCCGTGCCGATTCCCGATCGGCACCTGAACCTCTCCGATGATCGCCTGCACGGCCTGAGCGACGGCCCCGCTGCCGCCTTGCTTGCTGTTGGCCTTCACAGCCGCCCGGAACTCTGGTGGCAGTGGTGCCGGTTCAACCTCTTCCAGAGACAGGCCGGGGAGCCACAAGTATTGGATGCCCGTCCGATGCCAAGACGATGGCATGACGGACTGAGCGGCCTTACCGCCGCCGCCAAGTCTCACCTCAAGCTGGTCGACCTTCACGACTCCGACGTCAGGAAGATCGTCCTCGTACTTGAAAATCCGGTGGCATCCACGAGACGCCCGGTAGGTTGGGGTCGCGATCTTGTCGAGACCATACTTTCGCAGGGTCTCCTCGGCCTCCGGGCCGTCGACCTCGACGTCGATGATGCCGCTGGACTCGCCAAGTCTCACGCCGACGTTGACTCGGTCGCTCTGGCTCGTGTCAGAGTAGTCGAACCACTCAGAGATTTTGTCCTCGTCGTCGGTGGCACGATTCTGCCAGTCTGCACCACCGGCCGGGTGCTTGCCCGGAGTTGGGCACTGAGCCCCACGGTGGCACGTACACGTGGCGTCGTCCTTGACGCCGTAAAGCTTGACGACCTTCCAGCCCTTGCCTGCGACTGCCGCCGCCGCCTGAAACACTTCCTGTGCGCGGTACTCCACAAAACCTCCTTGGATTGATGAAAAATGGTGAGAAATGCCCGGCCGGTGGGGACAGCCCCACACCGGCCGGGCAAAAAGAACACGAGTCCGTACTATCGATCAGAAGGGAACCGCGTCGAGCGATTCCTTGCCCACGTAGAGTTCCATCGAGCCACGCAGTTTCGGCGAGACTTGCTCGAAGTAGCTACGAAACGCGTCGACCATCTCCGCCGGGGCCGGGCTGACGAACTTCGGCACCACGCGGCTGTAGGTCGCCTTCGCACCCTTCACAGCCTCCAGACCGAGACTCACGATCGCCTGATAGGGCTGCACGCCCTGACCACGCAGCCGACGAGCGAACTCCTGCACCTTCGGCGACGAGGTCTTCGACAGCCGGATGAAAAGAGGAGCCGAGTCTCCCGCGCGGAGGATGCCGATCGTACTCGTCGCGTTGGCACGCGGCGGGATGTTTCGATCGCCCTGCTTCTCCCACAGGAAATACTTGATCTTCGAGCAGTCGAAAAATTCGGTGCCCTCGATCCTCGCCGCTTCGATGTGCTTGACGTCGAGGTCGCCGGAGTCAGCCCCCACGATCTTCGCCGTCTTGCCGTCGAGGCTCCGCATGTACGGGCTCGACTTCTCAGAAGCCTGACCCGTGTGAGGCCACAGGTCGTGCTGCACCTCGGTGAGAGCCACGATCACGCCAGTGATCTCGCTCTCCACCTGATCGCCGAGTATGGTCGACCACGACCACTTCGTGATCCCGCCGCCGGGAATCTTCACGATCGTCTGCTCGTTCCTGCGGAAATCGTCTCCGCTGACCGACAGACCGAAACTACCTACCGTCGCGATGGCATTCGCCATGATGATGATCCTCCTTGCCTACCGAACAAATCGAGTCAGACAGTCCGACTCGACAATCAACCCAACTCCAACACTTGCTCCGCGTGATATTGATCAGGCACGTAGACTCCCGTCTCGCGACGGTGCTTCATGTCTGCCAGAGTCTTCCTGATCTCGTGACGAGCGTTCTCGATCGCCTCGTCTTCGAGACTAAAGACAGCGACGTCATACGGAGCGAAAGTCTGGACAACGATGAAGCGGAATCTGAAAGGCTTCCATCCTGCGGCGATCGCACTGTCCAGATACCAAGCTGCCTGCCAGTCATAGGCAAACTCGCGGAACGAATACTTGAGCTTGCTGAACTCGCTGCTCGTCGTCTTCAAGTCAAACCACTCGTCGTCGTTCAAGCCGTCAGGTCGTGCCTTGCGGTCGTGCCCGTCCTCGTCCTTCCAGAACACGCTGTACTGCGTGTGCTTGATCGACTCCAGCAACTGACGAGCGATCTTGTGTTCCTTGAGAGACTCGATGATGTCGGCGACCTTCACGAAGTCGGCCACGCTGCACTCCAACGCACCGGGCGGAAGGCTCTCTTTCCACGCCGCGAACGCGTTGCCACGCCGCTGGCCGTTCGATGTCAGCACCTCCGGCGGCGCGACAGCACACCGGCTCCGCCAGTCGAGACCACGAGCCTCAGCCTCGAAGGCGACGTCCACGAGCGTCCCGAAAGACGTCCCGGCATTGCCCTCGAATAGCTTGCCACCCTTCACCTCCTCGTAACGCTGCGCTCGCCCTCCGCGAACACCTCGATACCGACTCGCCTGCGACCGGCTCACGTGCGACTTTCGCCCGTGATAGGTCTCATTGCTCATGTCGGTAAACACTTCCAGACTATCACTCATTTCGCGACCCTCCTTGTCAGCCTCGATAGAACTTCCTCAACCACGTCTCTCTTGTTTTGCAGTGCGGCGTAGATCGTCTCCTCCACCGTGTTCTTCACAACAAAGTGGTAGTAGCGGCACGTGTGTTTCTGGCCCGGCCTGCGGAGCCTCGCGAGGCTTTGGTCGAAGTCGCCCAAGCTGTGGCCGACGCTGTAGTACACGCAGTGGCTGGCCCTCGTGCAGTCGATCCCCGCACCGCCAGACTGCTGCTGGATCACGATCACGTCCGTCTCACCGGCCTGCCATTCGGAAAGTTGGTTCGTGCCCCCGCGTAGCTGAGACACGCTCCTGCCTGCCTTGCGACACTGGGAGACGACCTCTTCGATGTCGCGGACGAACGAGCAGAAAACCACGAGAGGCGTGCGTTGCGGGAAGTCTTCGAGCCAGTCCGCGAACGTCAAAGACTTGGCAGGCGTCCCGTCGATCAACTGGAACTCACTGCCGCCGTCGATGCGACTGTAGCCGCCCGCCGCCGTGCGAAGTCTGCTGACCACGACAAGCTGATTCGCAGCCGTCACCGGCTCGCCGTCGAGAAACGCGATCATGTCGTTTTCGAGCGAGTCGTAGAACTGTCTGGTTTTTCCGGTGATTTCCACCTCGATCACCGTGTGGATCGCCTCGGGTAGGTCGAGGACGTCGTCGCTCTTGACTCGATGCACGTGCTGGTCTATCCGCTCGCGGAGAGCGTCGAGACCATCCTGCTTGAAGCCGGTGATCCAGCCCGGATATTTCGGGTGAGTGTTGGCGATCCGATTGCGGAAAGCCGGGTACGAGCAGCCAAGAATCCCGGGGTCAAGAAACTTGATTTGTGCGTACCAGTCGAGCGGGTCTTTCGGAGTCGGAGTACCGGAAAGACAGAGCCTCTTGGCCTGCGGCTGACGTTCCGCCAGCTTGCACAAGAACTTCGAGGCCTTGCCCGTGTGAGACTTAATCCGGTGAGACTCGTCGAGAATGATCGCGTCCCACTGAGTCCCTGCGATCACTTTCGCGATCTCAGGCCTCCAGACGGAATCGTAGTTGATGACTACGATCGTCGGCTCGTCGCTCGAAAGAGCCTCTTTGATACGCTCGGCCCGCCTAGCCGCCGATCCTTCGACGGCTAGGCAGACCCGGCGAGAGTCGCCCGATGATGCGACCTGTGCAATCCATGCTGGTCCGACTGCAATCGGGCAGACCACGAGCGTGCTTCGGCATCCTGCCGTCGCCAAAATGGCTACAAGCGTCTTGCCGCAGCCCATTTCGTGATTCAGATATCCGTATAGACGTGCGACAAGCCACGCCACCGCAGCCGCCTGATGCGGCCACGGCTTCTTCCTTGAAGCCATGATTCAGCGTATCCGTACTTTGGTTTAGTGATCCGAGACTATACCGAGAGACTTGCGTCCTGCAAGCCAGTTTTTTCCACTTCTTGAATCTGCTTGAGATGGGCCTCGATGATCTTCGCCATCGATCCCCTCAGCTTGTCGATCGCACGAGCAGCAGCCTCGGCCTGAGTCGCGTGCAACTCTTCGGCTTTCATCACCGCCGTCGGATGGCCGACAGCATCGACCACGTAGCCCGTCGGCATCACTGCCGAGATCGTTCTCTTGGCGAAATGCACCCACGGCTTGTCGCCGGTAAACACTGTCGCCGTGTAGACCACGTCTCCAACTTCCATGTCAGTCCTCCTCGTAGTAAACAGGGATCGAAACAGCCTTCAATCGGCAACGCTCTTGATCATCAGCCATGTGAAGGGCGGCGTAGCACCGCTCCGCACACTTCCAACTCTCGATCGATTTGATTCCCAGACCAGCACGACGGTAGAAGTCCGCAGACCTCTCGTAGAGCTTGGCGGCTCGTCTCCAGTGGCGAGCAGACTGCGGACTGACAGACGGCGGCTGAGCGACGAACTCATCGCATTCGCTGAAAATCCGATCGGCTTCATGAATCCACGTATGTCGGAACTTGCCGAAATTCTGGTAGGTGAGTTTTGGGTCTCGTCGTGCCATGATTTTCCCTCCGTGATGGTTCCCGGCGGGGGCGAAGTTGCCGCCCGCCGGGTGAACACTTCCAGACTACAATGCCAGCAGCCGATCTCCGATCTCGGTGTCGAGGACGCCGTTGAGTCGGATCGTCCGACGCTCGATCTCGCCGTACCCCTTCAG